TTTGAAAAATGGACAAAAAAAATGTCCAAAAATGAAAACCTAAAATATTTTATGCAAAAAAACGCTTTTGTGACCATAATTGAAATTTATGGTCTGACGGCTTTAAAAATATTTTTCAATTTGTTACGATAAAATTTTATATTTTTGCGAAAAAAGTATTTAGGAACTTTTATTATATTATAGAAATGATAGTAAATGATAGTAAAAAGTCGCAAAAAATCGCAACAAATTATGGTTGTGAAAATTGTGACTATTATACGTGTAATAAGTCAGACTATATTAAACACCTGTCAACCGATAAACACAAAAAAAGCGATAATGATAGTAAAATGGTAGTAAATGGTAGTGAAAAATCGCAAAAAATCGCAAAATATATGTGCCCGAATTGTGGAAATACTTATAAGTACGATAGCGGGTATTATCGTCATAAAAAAATATGTAAAGATACATCAATTGTACGGATAGCAGAAACGGAGAAAGTTTCCGATGACAAAGACCTTATTATGATGCTAATTAAAAAAAACGATGAACTACAAAATATAATGATGAAAGTTATTGAAAATGGAACCACCCATAATTCACATAATACTACAACCAATTCACATAATAAAGCTTTTAATTTAAATTTCTTTTTAAACGAGACGTGTAAAGATGCTATGAATATTACGGATTTTGTTGAATCGATTCAGTTGCAATTGAGCGATTTAGAGAATGTAGGCAATCTTGGTTATGTAGAAGGTATTAGTAATATTATAACAAAAAATTTGAAAGCATTAGATGTTACCAAAAGACCAATTCATTGCACTGATAAGAAGAGAGAAGTTTTATATATTAGAGATGAGAATAAATGGGAAAAAGAAGACGAGGATAAAAAGAAAATTAGAAAGGCTATCAAACGCGTTGCATCCAAGAACCATAGGCTTATTTTGAAGTTTAAAGAAGCCCATCCAGATTGTCTGAAAGCATCGTCTAATTATTCGGACCAATATAATAAAATAATCATCGAGTCGTGTGGTGGTTCGGGTGATAATGATATGGAAAAAGAGGATAAAATTATTCGAAACATCTCTAAAAATGTTATTGTAGATAAATAATTCCCTGATTATACCATAAAGATCAATGCAAAAGAATATAAAAATATTTAATGAAATACAAGTAATATGTCATTAAAAATAATTCATTTAACTATACCTGAAGAAAGCAAACTACCAAATATAGAAGGATTCTCTCCAGAAGAGAATTACCAAATGTTAAAAATAGGAAGTAGTTGTTTGTTGGAAGGTCGAAAAGTGGTTGCGGGACTTACACAAAAAGAGATTTATCAAAAAATAAGGAATGAATCCGAGTCAGATATTCAAAAGTTAGAGCAGGGCATATTATTAGAAAAAGAAATGACAAAAAACATGGAAGAGAGAGTGACAAAAATGTATGAAAGTCAAGTAGAAAAATTAGAAAAACAAATATACGTTCTTTCGAATCAATTACAGATTTACGAAATGGGAAACACACATTTAATTCAAAAAGAGGTAGAAAAAGCCAGAGAGAAGTTTGAGTTGTTGCTTGAAGAAAAAGACAAACAATTAAATAAAATGAATGAGAATTATGAGAAATTACTTGTCCAATCACACAAAAGTACATCACACAAAGGGTCGGAAGGAGAGAAAACATTTTGCGAATACGCTGAAACCTTTCAGGATTTCAAAGGTTTCGAAATTGTCGATAAACATACACAAGGAGGCGAGGGCGATTTTCATTTGCATTTTGAAGATTTTGACGTACTGGCAGATGCCAAGAACTATAAAAAGAAGGTTCCTATCGATCAAAGAGAGAAAATTAAAAAGGACTTGCTTAAAAACGAGCATCTCCATTTTGCGTGGTTAGTTTCTCTCAACACTTCTATTGAAAAATATGACAAGGCACCGATAATGTATGAATGGATAAATACGACCCAGTGTATTGTGTACATAAATAATTTAACGAGTTTTGAAGATCCGAAAAAGATTTTGAGAATTGTTTGGTTTACTTGCAAAGAATTATATAAGTTAATTGAAGACGTAAATTTTGATGAAACAGAATTGTCTGATTTGAGAGAAAAGAACTTTAAACTTATGGACAAAGTACGGAATATTCGAAAGACAATTCGAGAGATAAACACATCAATGAACGCAACTAGAAATTTGATTCAATTAATGGATGATGAATTACGTGGAATATTAGAAGCGGAAACAAATGATATTGTAGCTTCTAATATTTCTCTCTTTGATCAATGGTGGGAAGAAAATGTGGAAGGGAATGATGAAGAAACGTTAATTGCTTCTACAGATTTATGGAATCGATTCAAGCAGGAAAACAAGGTGTTAATAAATGAAATGAATATATCAGGTGATAAATTTAAGCAATTTATTAAAACCAAGGTACCAATGTCGAGTATTGTATTAAGAAATAAAAATTCAAATTCTGCGTTTGATATTAAAGGAATTAAAATGAAAGAAAAAACCAAAGAAGAAGATAAAATTCAAGATTTTGTAGAAGAAAAAGAGTTGCCTGAAATGGTATTAGAACTGAACCAAGAGGTTATAGAAAATAGCAGTAAAAGAAAAAAGATTGTTAAAAAAAGTAAAAAAGAAGCCTAAAAGTTAATTATTTATACTACTAAATAACGTGAATTAGATTTTGAAATTAAATTAAATGTTTCATCTTGTTTTTCAGGTGGAAGTGATTCTATGTAATTATTTGCAATTTTAATGATTTCTTGTTTAGTTAAACCTAAATTTTTACACCAATAGTTAAAACCGTAAGAAGTTAATAATTCTTCTCCGGCTTTAATATGCTTTGATGTTTTGGTGTATACGAAATCATATAATGATTTGTGGTTACAATTGTTATATTGATTCGAATTTACTATATAATTCACCATAATATCACCAAAATAAGTTGTGTCTGTTTTCATTTTTATATTAGAAAAACCAGAAATATTATTGTATGAATCATTTATTAGATGTGCTAAATTATATTCATCGTATATATCTGGAATACCACAAATAGTGGTTTTCTCATTTCTAGTTAAGTTAATGTTATATCTATCAATTGGAATATTAGAAATATTCTCATTATATTGTTTTAATAATTCTGTATATTTTTTAGTAGTGTACCACATATTTGAGTTATAAATAATTGAGTGGCAAGGATATATGGCAACAACTTTGTCAGGCTCTATATCCTTGGTGGCAAAGACTCCTTTTCCGTGAATCGGAGAATCTCGTAGTTCTAGACAACTTTTAAAAGGTAACCCTTTATCACTTATGAGTTGTGTAAATTCAAATGGTACATCATTTTTAAATATATCTGATTCGTTTAACTGTTTAATATAACCTTGAGCCAAATTTAGGAATTCTACTTCGTCCATTCTGATTTTTGTATAATAGTTAATCAGAAACTCTCTATTATATTTTGATATATATTATTACCGTATAATCCAGAAAAGATATACACCCTTAAACATTGCATATACTTTTTCAAGAACAAATATGATACACATAATGATTAAATGTTATAGCTGGAGATTTTGCTTTGGTAATTGTAAAGTTACATTTGATAAATAATGATCTACAGAAGATTTATATTTATCTTTAACTTCTTCATTTTTATCTCTATTAAAACATGTATCGCTACACCAAAAACAAGTTAAATTATATTTTATGTCTATGAAATAATCTATACTCCAAAAATCGTGATTTTTACTTATGTAATTACATTCTCTACATTTTTTGTAAATGATTCCGAAATACTCCTTTTGTAGTTTTTCAAGGTGGTTCCTGTGTTCTTCAACATTATATTCCCAAATTAAATCTTGAATTACTTGAGGTAATTGTTTGATTCTCTCTAAAATCTGATTTGACTTCATTTTAAGATCGTGTGGCCTTTTGCATTATTTTAGTTTATAATGTTTGAATTATTTATAAATCAATTTTATAAATAATAAATATTAAAATCTATTTTGCAATTACTTTTTAGATACTCTCTTTGTGTTTTTATTTTGTCTAGGTTTTCTTTTATTTTTTCTACGATTACGTTTGTTTTTCCTAGTTTTATTTTCTTTGTTTTTATTTTGTCTAGTTTTACGTTTATTTTTGCCTCCAAAATGAAGATCACTGTCAAAATCTGTAAAGTCATCAAAATTATCAAATTCACCAAAATCCTCATCATTAAATTCTCTCTCTGAACCTCTACAAAAAACGCAATAGATGATACATTCTTGACGATTATTTTGCCTTTGTATCATCCTACAATAATCCTTTAGAGTTTTACCACTTTCTACATTATTAAAAGTAAAGGTACCATTATCGTTTATTAAAGCTATACCTTCATAATTATTGATAAATTCAATATTATAATTGTGAATGGTGTCCTTTGCCTTGTATATTTTATACTCATTCATTGAATTTACCACAAATTTTAATGATTCTTCGTCATTGGGAACATAACACGTTTTCCCTTCATCCGCATAAAAAATGATAGAAATATTATAAGGTATTTCAAAAGTCTCGCTGGTTTCACTCGAATGACCGGTTATAACATATTTTAACACCATTATAATATAAAAATAAAAAGTTTTAAAAATAAAAATGATTTATAATTTAAATTTAATTTTAATCTTAAAAACGATTACGAAATTTATAATGAATTTAAATTTATTACCTGAAGTATCACATAGAGAAAAGATGGATGTGGTTTTTGGTGAATTGTTGAAAAAAGAAACGCATCAAGATTGTATAGTTATGTCTAGTTATTGTGACAATGATTGTGGCTCTATTTCAGATTCAAAATATACAAAAGATATACTTTTCAATAAATACAAATTTTGCAGTCAATGGTGTCAATATGATTTTGAGATTACTATTCGTAAAAGCTGGTTGAGATCAAGAAGAGGAAATCTAAAATAAATAATTTGTAAAAATATTTACAAGGCAGTGCATTTCTCAAAGACTTGTTATTTATCGGTGATTTTATATTTATATATAGTATGTCTAATAATATTAATATACCTGGTAAAATTTTAGCACAATCAATAACATTTGAAAAGTCACTTGATGACAAATTACAAACATTGAAGAACTTATATGATGGTGTTAAAGTATTAACCCCAGCCAAGTCAAGACAAATGTATGATAAACTTTCAAACGCAATAGAAGATAAAGTAAATGAAATTAACGGATTAAAAAATGATTTTACTAATGCGGTAATATCTATAAACAATTCTATAAATAAAACTAGCGAGTTTTATGAGATTTTAGAAAAAATGCAAATACTTTTAAATAAAGGAAAGGTTGGAACATTAGAAGGAATTACAAGAGAAAATATTAAAACAGGAAAATTTCCTGCAGAAAATTTATATGAAGAAGAAAAAGAAATATTAAACCAAGATTACGACGAACTTAAAGAAGTAAATAAAGTAAATGTTGGTGGGTTTACTAAAAAAAGAAAAGGTACAAAAAGAAAAGCTAAAAAAAGTAAAACAACAAAAACTCATCGTTTTCACAAGATTAGGAAATGAGAAAAGGTATAAAAATTATTTATTGAATATATGAAAGAAAGAGTGCATTTTAAATGTTTAGAGGTCTATAAAAGCTTTATAATTCATTACGACAAATTGGGCAATTATTATAATGTAATATTTTATAGTTTACGTAACAATTATTACAAATATGATGAGTGCAACCAAAATTATTTATATTGTTTATGAGTTGCATATTTTCAAAGCATATAGGGCAATCCTCTATTATAGGAAAATTAACTATCATTGGATTTATAGGGGTGTTATTATCTTTAAGTTCATCTATGTTTTTATTAATACTTAATTGGCGTAATTTCGAATAATCATATTTTTTCCTTCTTACATAGAAGGATATATCTAAATTATATCCCCATTTATTTCTTATTTTTATTTCTGAATTCCTTATAGCAGGCGCTTCTTCTGATGCTATACCTTTAATAATTTGTCCGGTTTCAACTATTTCAAACTCATTTGTATTAAATTCCTTTTGTATTAATGGTTTTACACTTTCTAAAAATTGAGTTACTGACCAATATGGATTTACATAAAATTGTTTTGAATGAGTAGTCCAAACTTCTGTAAATGTAACTTGTAGTGCCATTAATGACATAATTATATTTACAATTTTTAAATCTCAAACACTTTTTATTTTTAAATCAATTTTATAAATAATCACTTTCAAAAAAAATTTTGAAAAAATAGTGAAATTTTTGTGGGAAAGTTTTTTACTCGTACTATGTTTAAAGAGATAAAAAATGCACGTTTTCAGATAATGTTGTAATAAAGGATTTATAAAATCTTGATAAACCAAAAATAACCGACGATAATTTAATTCTTATGCTTATAAATAAGTGAAGGTATATGGATGTATTGTATAAAAATAATATAAAATATTTTTTATATTATTACTAATGTGCGAAGAAAGATGTAATCTGTTAGATTATTTCGATGAAAACATATGTAATTTAGATTTAACAAAAAACTATATATATGTGTTGAAGTTAGTTGAAGAGAGATATTATGTAGGTAGAACTGGAAATATTTTACGACGAATTAAAGAACATTTTACAGTAGGAGGTGCATTATATACAAAGAAATATAAACCGTTAAAAGTAATTGAAGTTGAAGAAGAAACCTCAAGAGATGATGAAACAAAAATGACATTCAAATATGTAGAAAAATATGGTTGGGAAAAAGTGCGAGGTTCTTATTGGTGCTCTATTGAAATAAAAAAGTTTCAAAATATAGAGTCTTATCAAAAGATGAAATCGCAAAGAGATAAAGAATTATTGGAAATTAAAAAACTAGATGAACAAATTCGAAAAATGTATATGGAAGAAAATAAAAACATAATTGAGATAGGTGAAAGTGTAAATATAACACCAGGAAGTGTTGCTTGTAGATTACAAAAATTAAAAATTATAGAAGATAAACAACACGCAATAGGTTATGATGAATATAAAGATAGTGATTTGTACAAACAAATTTGTAATCAAAGTCATAAAAGAGAGAAAAAAGATTTAAGCGATGAAGTCAAACAACTAAAAGATAGATTAAAAAATATAAAAAATTTAATTAAATTATCCTAACTTTATAATGCTGTTTAGTTTATATTTAGGAAACAAGTTTGTTCCAAACTTTAGCCAACTAGTTGGCGTTTCCTAAATATAGTTAGCTTCTTGCGACGCCTTAAGGCGTCTAATGACACATATTGAGCGCACATTTTATTTTT